AAAGGGTTGCCATATTTATAACAAAATTAAAAATTATATCAAATGGCAGAGCAAATTGTTTCACCTGGTGTTTTTACAAGAGAAAACGACCAGTCTTTCGTTCAAACTCAGCTACCTACTGCTGGTGCTGCTATAGTTGGACCTACCGTTCTAGGACGTGTAGGTATTCCTACTTTAGTAACATCATACAGTGACTATGTAAATAAATTCGGAAGTACATTTACTAGTGGTAGTACAGTTTACACTTATTTCACTTCCATAGCAGCTTACAATTATTTCCAAAACAGTGGGGAAACATTATTAGTAACTAGAGTAGCTAGTGGATCATTTACACCTGCTTCTTCAACAACAGTTCAAAATAATACAACTGCTGTAGGTAGTTCTTTCGCTACAGCTTCTTTTGGTTTTGATAATGCTTATGGTACTATTAAGTTAACATTTACTCAAAGTTCAACTAACACACCATTTGAATTTAGGTTTATTCCAACTCAGTCTGGTGTTTATCAAGATGAGACAACAGGAACAACCCAAATTTATTATTTTCCCTCAGGTGCTAGTACTCTCGCAACTGGACAGAGTGCGTCATTAAAAATTAATCAAGCTTTATCAGGTAGTTTAGCTTCATCTTCTTTAAATATTATAAGTTCATCATTTGCTACAACTACTTTATCTTTATCTGGTTCTATAGCAGGTACATATGCTAATGGTATTAGATTATTCACTGGTTCTCAAGCGGGAGCTAATATTAATACAGTGGCTGCTACATTAGCTGGTGGTGTTGATACTGTAGGTGCTTCATCCTTTACTTTAGAAACATTTACTCAAGGTGTTATAGCTAACAGTTCAAGTTCACTTGATCCTTCAGGTTCATTAGATTCAGGTTCAACTCAAAATGTTAGATGGGAAATATCACAAGTAGACTCAGGATCAGGTACTTTCACTTTATTAGTTAGACAAGGTAACGATAATAATAATACTAAAACTATCCTTGAAACTTGGACTGGATTAAGTTTAGATCCTAAAGTTCCAAATTATATATCTAAACAATTAGGTGATCAAACATTTACTATTTTAACTGATGCTACAACACAGTTACCTTATTTACAAGTAACTGGTAGTTATCCAAATGTTAGTAAATATATTCGTGTAAAATCTGTAGATGCTAAAACACCTGATTATTTTGATAATAATGGTAATCCTAAAACTCAATATACTGCTTCATTACCTATTTTAGGAAGCGGATCATTTACTGGAGCTACAGGTAATATTGTTGGTAAAGCGGGTAATAATTATTATGAAACTATATCTAATGCAGATATTCAAGGTTTAGTAGGTAATGATTATACACAATCTTTAAAATTATTAGCTAATAAAGATGAATATAAATATAATGTTTTAGCAACCCCAGGATTAATCAAGAATTCAACATTCTCAGGTCACGCTACATCTGTTAATCTAGTAATTAATCAAGCAGCTAATCGTGGTGATTATATAGCAGTAGATGATGTAGCTGGTTATGGTTCAACTATAACTACAATCACAAATGCCGCTTCATCTGTTGATTCAAGTTTCGCAGCTACTTATTGGCCTTGGTTACAAACAGTTGATCCAGACACTGGTGAATTTGTTTGGGTTCCAGCTTCAACTATGATCCCAGCAGTTTATGCTTTCAATGATTCAGTTTCTGAACCTTGGTTTGCACCTGCAGGTTTAAATAGAGGAGCTTTATCTAATGTGGTAAGAGCTGAACGTAAATTAAGCAACACAGATAGAGATACTTTGTATTTAGGTAATGTAAATCCGATTGCTACCTTTCCTAATACTGGAGTAGTAGTTTATGGTCAGAAAACATTACAGAAAAAAGCTTCAGCTTTAGATCGTGTGAATGTAAGACGTTTGTTAATTTCACTTAAAGAATATATTTCTAATATTTCTCAATTCTTAGTGTTTGAACAGAATACTATCTCAACTAGAAATCAATTCTTGAGTCAAGTTAATCCATATTTAGAATCTGTACAACAAAGACAAGGTTTGTATGCTTTCAAAGTAGTAATGGATGATAGCAACAATACACCTGATGTAATCGACAGAAATCAATTGGTAGGTCAGATTTATCTACAACCAACTAAAACTGCTGAATTTATAATTCTAGACTTCAATGTTTTACCAACAGGAGCAACTTTCGGTTAATAAGAATTTAAAAATTGAATATTTATAATAAATAAAATATAAAAACATGGCAGTATTAGATCCAAATGAAATATTCTATACCGCGTTTGAACCCAAACAGGCTAATAGATTCATCATGTATATTGATGGTATTCCAAGCTATACCATTAAACAGGTATCAGCTATAACTTACGAACAAGGAGAAGTAATTCTTAACCATATAAATGTTTACCGTAAAGTAAAAGGTAAAACTAAATGGAATGATTTAACTTTAACATTGTTTGATCCAATTACACCTTCAGGAGCTCAAGCAGTAATGGAATGGTTACGTTTACATCACGAATCAGTAACAGGACGTGATGGTTACTCAGATTTCTATAAAAAGGATTTGACATTTAACGTATTAGGTCCAGTAGGAGATATCATATCTGAATGGGTAATCAAAGGTGCATTTATTAAGGGAGGTAACTTCGGTGAATATAACTGGGATACAGAAAATACAGCAGTAAATATCTCTTTAACAATAGGTATGGATTATTGCGTATTGAATTTCTAAAATAAAAACAAATTTCTTAAAAGAAAGCTCAACAGAAATGTTGAGCTTCTTTTTTCTTATATATTTATATACGATAACAAAGTTACAATAAATAAAAATTATGGAAGAAAATAAGTTTAAATTACCTACAGAAATTGTAGATTTACCATCTAAGGGATTACTATATCCTGAAGCAAATCCTCTATCCAGCGGCAAATTAGAAATGAAATACATGACCGCTAGAGAAGAAGATATTTTAACAAACCAAAATTATATCTCTAAAGGTACAGTAATTGATAAGTTACTACAATCATTAATTGTTAGTAAAATTGATTATAATGATTTATTAGTTGGTGATAAAAATGCTTTATTAGTAGCAGCTCGTATTTTAGGTTATGGTAAAGACTATGATTTTACATATAAAAATGAAAAAATCACTGTTGATTTAAGTACTTTAGAACCTAAACAATTAGATGAAAGTATTATTAAAAAAGGAAAGAATGAATTTGATTTTATTTTTCCTTCAACTGGTACTAATATCACATTTAAACTTTTAACCCACAGAGACGAACAAGCTATTAATCAAGAATTAAATGGATTAAAGAGAATTAATAAAGACAATTCACCAGAGTTATCTACTCGTCTTAAATATATGATTTTATCTGTTGAAGGTAGTTATGAAAAGAAAGATGTTAGAGAATTTGTTGATAATTACTTGTTAGCTAAAGACTCTAGATTATTCAGAGAATATGTAAAATCAATTCAACCCGATATTAATCTAGTTTTTAATCATGACGGACCAGATGGCTTTGAGGAGGGAGTCACTATACCTATTGGGATTAACTTTCTTTGGCCTGACGTCACAGTATAGATTAAATCTATTCAACCAAATTCATGAGATAGTATTTCATGGTAAGGGTGGATATAGTTGGGAAATAGTTTATGACATGCCTATATGGCTTAGAAATTTCACTTTTAATAAGATATATGAATTTTATGAAAAAGAAAATGAAAAAGCTAAAGGTGAAACTAGTAAACAAACACTAATTGGTGAAGATGGTAGAGTAAAAACACCTGAATTCGCGCAAAAAGCAAAGGGTGTAAAGTATAAATAACTTTACACCTTTTAATATTTATAATAAAATATCGGTATGGCTAACGATAAAGAGAGAGAGAATTTAACTAAAAAAATAGCAGAATTAGAAGCACAAATTAACAAATATGTTAAAGAAGGTGCGAATGACGCTGCTAAAAGAACAGAACAAGCCAGATCATTAACTGAAGAATTAAAAGATCAGTTAGGTATACAAACTAAAATTAATGAAGGTGAAAAAACCTTACTTGGTATCTCTCAACAAATAGCTAAATCAGCTCAAGAAAATGCAGTAGAATTAGGAAAATCTGGAAAGATTGATGATGCTATAGCAAAAGATAAAAAAATTATAGCTGAAGCTTTAAGAGAACAATTAATAATACAAAGAAGTTTAACTGAGACTCAAAAAGAAGACGCTGAATTAATATTTGAATCAAATAAAAATAGATTAGATACTTTATCAGAAATTGATAAATTAACTAATTTAATAAGTGAAGCTAATGAGTCAGAAGTTGCTACTCTGAATGAACAATTAAAAATTCAATATGATTTATTAGCTGTAAGTGAGGATGAATTGGGTGCTTTACTTGAACAGGTTGATGCTGAAACTCAAAGGTATGTTTTATCCAGTCAATTATTAGAACAAGCCCAAGAAAACTTAAAAGCAAAAGAAAAAGAGAAGGAGACCCAAAAAGAAATTAATAATAGTTTAGGTATAGCGGGTGGTATAGTAAAAGGATTAGGTGCTCTTTTAGGAGATTTTGGAAAAAGTCTTAAATTAGATGAAGTAGCGGATGAAATGGAAAAATTCGCTGAGGAAGCCGCCCGATCTGGTAAAGAAGTATCAAAATTAGAAGTTTTAGGGGTTGGAGCTAGAAAAGCTTTCTCAAATTTACTTGGAAGTTTAACTGATCCTACAGCTATAATAACAGCAGCCATTAAAGGATTTAATGAGATTGATAAAGCACAAAAAGACTTTAGATCTCAAACTGGTCAAAATATTGAGTTTGTAGATACATTAAATGATAGTTTTTTATCCACAGCAGATTATATTAAAGCAGCTAGTGAACTAACAAAAGAATTAGGAGTAAATGCAGCTGCTGCTTTCAGTCCAGCTGATATAACTGAAGTTGGAGAATTAACTACAGGTATGGGGTTAGCAGCTAAAGAAGCAGCTAATTTAGCTAAACTATCTAAAGCATCAGGTACTAATTTAGCAGATAATACTAAAGCTATAGAAAGTTCATTTAAATCTTTTGTAACTACAAATAGAACAGCTTTAAGTTTTGGAGATATAATGAAAGATGTAGGTAATGTATCTGACTCTGTATCATTAAGTTTAGGTAGTAACCCAGCAAAAATAGCTGAAGCTGCTATGCAAGCTAAAAAGTTTGGTTTAAGTTTAGAACAAGCAGACAAAATAGCAAGCAGTTTATTAGATTTTGAATCATCTATTTCAGCTGAATTAGAAGCTGAACTTCTTACAGGTAAAGATTTAAACCTTGAAAAAGCTCGATCAGCAGCTTTAAGTAATGACTTAGCAACAGTGGCAGAAGAAATAGGTAAAAATGCTGAAGTAAACGCTGCTTTTAGTAATGGTAATAGAATACAACAAGAAGCTATAGCCAAAGCCATGGGAATGAGTAGAGATGATATGGCTAAAATGATCTACCAACAAAAAATGCAAAACGGACTATCAGCGGAACAAGCAGCTAAAGCTGCTGATATTAATTTAGAAGAAGCTAAAAGATTAACTGCTCAAGAACAAATGGGTAAAGCTATGGATAAATTAACTCAAGCTTTTGCTCCTATTGTTGAAATTTTAGCTTCTGTAGCTGCTTTTATAGCTGATATTTTAAGTAGATGGTATATTTTATATCCACTAATAGGACTTGTAGCTTTATCTTATTTCCCTAAAATAGTAAGTGGTGTAAAATCAATGACTGAAGGTTTAAAAGATTCAATAAAATCTGCACTTGATTTAGGTAAAAATTTATTATCAGGAGGAGAAGATATTGAAGACCAACTTCTTGGAGGTGAAGGAGATGATAAAGTAGTTGATGTTGCTTCTAAAAGTGATGACAAGGCTGGTGAATTAGGTAAAAAATCTCAAGCGGTAAAAGGCCAAGCAGGTAAAGGTGTTAAAGAATTTTTAACTAATTTATCTAAAGGTATACAATCATTTAGTAAAGTCACATTAGGTGATATAGGTAAATTAGCTTTATCAGGTTTAGCTTTAGTAGCTCTAACTCCAGCAATTCCTGCTTTATTATTATTACAATTTGTGAGTGGTCCAAAAGTTAAGTCAGCATTAAAAGGTATAGCTGATGGTTTAGTAGCATTTGGTAAAGCTTCTAAATCATTAACAGAAGTAGCTCCTTATATACTTTTAGGTGAAGCTTTATTAGCAGGCTTTGGTGCTGCTTTAATTCCATTAACTTATGCTTTATCTTTATTGTCACCATTATTAGAATCATTTGGAAAAGTAATAAAAAATGTTTTAGATGGAGCAGCAGGAATAGTAACAGCAGTAGCAGATGGATTTGTTAAGTTATTAGATTCAATAACTATTGACAAAGTAGCAGCTGTTGGTTTATTAGGTGGTGCTTTAATATCATTAGGTGCAGGTTTAGTAACTTTTGCTGGAGGATTTGCTATAGCTTCAGCTGTAATGGCTGTAGGAGGTTTATTAGGTAATCCTTTAGATACAATATTAGAAATGGCATCTAAATCCAAAGCTATTAAAACTACAGCTGATTCATTAACTCAAATGGCCACCGCTTTAACAGGAGTAGCATCAGCATTAAATGATATAGATACTGACAAGTTAGAAGCATTAGGTGATTTTGCTACTGAGAATGCGTTTGCCAATGCAGCATCTGGTATTGTAAGCGCTATAACAGCGCCTATAACCGCGATAGGAAATAAAGTCGGTGGAGGTGGTGCTGATCAACAAGTAGCGAAATTAGACGAGATTAAAGCAATACTACAACAAATATTAACTAAAGAAGGTACAGTTAATCTTGATAGCCAAAAAGTAGGTCAAATAACATCTTTGAAAACTGTAAAAGTTCAATAAGGTTAATATTTATAATAAAAAATAATATGGGACTTTTAAGTAAATTACCTTCATCTAACTTAGGTTTAAAAGGTGCTTCACCTGCTAAATTTGGAGATACTGCTAAATTATCTACATTACATAATGAGTATTCTATCAATGACAATCCACATTTAGTTGGAAAACCAGCTCCATCAACTTTAGATTTAGACGGAAAAACTCCAACCAAATATTTAGACAATCCCCCTAGATAATTAAAATGGGATTAATTGATTTAAAAACTGATCTGAAATCACTCAGGTATGGAAAGGATACCCCAGGTGGGGGTAATTCAGGACAACCTTTTGTTATTAAAGATATACCTGAGGGGAGCATTAGTTCAACTAATTATAACAATTTCAGATTAGATTTTTTATTAAGAGGAGGTCAAGCTTATGCTGAACGTGTAATCAGTGATGATTTAAGAATATCTAAGTTTTTCAAAACAACTAAAGGTATATTATTCATTACTAAACAAGAGATTTTAGCTAAACAAGAAGCTAAAAGAGCAGGAAATATTGTATCCTCATCTCCAGACTATAATTATAGTCCATTTACTACATTATTACAATTAGGAGCTAGTAAATTAGGTATACATTTTGATGGTAAAGGAATTAATCCTTTAATTGATTCCACTCAAAAATATGCTTATGTTTATAAAAATTCTCCAGTAAATAATTTAGTAAATATATATAAAGATAAACAAGTTGTTAGAAATCCAGATGTTAATGTTTTAAGTTATGCTGGTGGGCCAACAACTTTAATAGGACTAGGAAAAACATATATTAGATTTTCAGACCAAAGAACTGGAGAAAACAATCCATTATTAACAGTTAAAGTTGATGGAAAATATACTTGGGGAAATGGTTTAGCTAATAGTCCAACTGATAGAACTGATATATCTAATACAAATTATAATAATTTATTAGGTGCTTCCAAAAAAGAAGGAATACCTCAAAATTTATTAGGTTTTAATGATGTAGGTCAACAAACTAAAGTTTTTGGTCCTGAAGATGATAATGGAACATTATCTAAACAGCCATCTTTAGAAACTTTTGTTGATGGTAAAGGATACGGACAAGGTTTACCTACAGATCATGAATCAACTCCTATAAATAATAATGATTTATTAGGAGCAAGTGTATCTGCTTCATTAACTGATCCAAAATATACTGGTTTTAACCCTAACGGACAACAAACTAAACTATACGGTCCAAATACTGATAATTCTACATTAACTTATAATAGTGGATCATATAATATAGTATCAGGTTCTGGTTATGGACAAGGTAAACCAACATCACATGATGTTGATCCTAGATCTGGAAATTATAAATCAACTTTAGGATTAACTAATAAAATTCAAAGTA